TTATGGCTTAATTTAAGCCCTTAAACGCCCTCGTTAAAAGACGTTTAAAGATTAAACTAGCTGAAACGATAGCTTGCACCAACTTGCCACTCATCAAGTTCACTAGGTGACAAGTCACATTCTAAAAACTGCTCAATGCAATAAATGACTTCTTTGTCATTAATTTCAATAGATGCACCATCAAACCAATCTAAATACCAATATTCAACTTTTATAATATTTTTGTCGCTGTCAGTATAGATTCTAAACTCATCCGCAGGACCGCCCCAGCTTAACTGCCAACGATAATAGCCTTTTCTTTGGTTTTTAAATGTATTTTTTGAGACATAATCCCAGCTCAAGCCATATTCATTCACTTCTGAAAATACATCATCTTCAGAAAACAAACGATTATAAAAGGCTTTGAAATCATCAAGCCTTGATAAATATTCATTTTTAACTAGTTCTTTACAAGTTTTGTCCATGATAACCCCCGTTAGTTAGATAAAATTAAGATTAAAAAACACCAAAAAGAAAACAAAAAGAATAGAGCTAAAAGAATCATTTTAAGAGCTTGCATCATTACCCCCGTTAAATAATTGATTCATATAAGTCACGTTCACGGGTTGATAAATCCTCAACCTTAATGATCGCACTTCTGGGACATTTTTCAATGTCCATGAATGTTTTAATTGCGCTATCCTCTGATGTGTGACCGAAAAGAATCAACTCATAATAGCCCTTATCGTGTTTTGATGTAATTCTGTATTGATGGATTCTCATTTTTTACCCCTTAAAGCAATTTTAATAGCTTGTAAACGTAAGTTATCCTCATCAGAGTTAAGAAAGCCTCCAAGCATGGATAACGCCTTTTTCATGTTTAAAAGTTCCCATTTTGGATAAGATTGATATTGTGTAACGTAGTCAGTTAATGTCATTTTAAATACTCCTCTTTAGTTAGTAGGTATATATGATTATAAGTAGATAAAAAGAGTAGTCAATAGTTTTTATTAATTTTATTTTCAAATAATCTATTGACATTTGATTTATTTTACTTATTAGGATTATCTGATTATAAGATTATCGCTAACCCATATATAAAATATATTATATATATTATATATAAAGTATATATATTGTAATTATATATATTGTATATATGACTTCATGATAAATAGATGTTATGTAAAATCGTCTACAAGCCGTTCACTTGTAAAATATATATATGGGTGTGTGTGCATATATCAATTATTTATATATAAATATCTATGCTTATACGTAAATATCTATATTGGTATTGGTGTATAGATCAGATATGTATATATGTCTGTTATGGCAAAGTGAATGGACATTGGACTCTGTGGTGACGAGACCCACTCCGCTCTTCCCCCAAAAAAAATATGGGTTTTTCCCTTTATGGTCTATGCGTGATGGCGTAGATGTGTTTTACCTTTTGGAAAGTAGTTGCATATTCTAATTAGATGTATATAATGATTAGCGTAGTATCTTTATTAACTAATTAGAGAGGTGATTATGAGTATTGAGTTAACATTGGATCAGAAACACGCTATTACTAAACAAGACTTAATGGACATTTACCTGGATCAAATCAATTGGGCTGTATCACAACAATTACCCCCAGAAAGTGAATTGATTGAGTCTTTAGAAGAAGTCATTAGATTTATGTCAACAGCAGATGAATTTAATATCTTTATGAGTAAGGCACAGGCTATCGCTATAGAGGACTAATATGATTACCGTAGAAAAGAATGTAGAATTACCTGTAACAAGGGTAAGGAATAGCTATCCCTACAAACAAATGGAAGTAGGTGATAGTTTCTTTGTAGACAATACCAAGATGCAAATTGTATGTAACGCCAATTACAGGGCTAATAAATCATTAGGTCGTAAATTTATAGCCAGACGTGAAGGTAATGGTGTAAGGGTGTGGCGAATTGTATAACAGAGAACAATGGGATTTATTGAACTGGGTGTTTCCAGTCACCCTCATTGGTCCACTTTATTTTTTAATTATTTATTACTTATGGAAACAACACATGAAAGAAGCTAAAGACTTAACAGAAGAATTAATCAACAAATCTATGTCAGATCAAATCAAGGCTGTGGATGACAAAACCAAACGTGAATACATGGAACGTATTTGGAATATGGATAAGGCTCAAATCTTCCATGAATTGATGCGTGTGCATGGTGAGTCTGCAAAACTACTTATGGCAGCCGAAGAAGAACTATCTCGTTTAAAAGGTTTTGTGTCTAAAGACGAACTACATTAGGAGTTGTTATGGGGATAACAAATCAAGAGCAAGAAAAGAAGTGGGCGGAAGAACTACGTCATTACAGAACCATGATGAAAATGGAAATGACGAATGTACTTAATTGTGACAACGCTGACGAAAAAAGAAACCTCGCTAAATCCTGGAAAGAAAAATACTCCGCTATCTTTTATAAAGAGTTAGTTAATCTAGCTAAAGACAAACAAGCTCGTGTAAAAGTAGCCATGTGGGACATAGATAACTTTGATAGAAAGATCACCAAATGAATTTCAATAAAGACTTGTTCTACAAGTTTTGTTCTGAATTAAAAATTGAAACAAAAGAGCAAGGTTTACGAAAGATGAATAACCTGCTCGGTACGCAAACGTACGTCATGGATGAAATTGCTAAAGGACTTCAAGACGATATTCATTTTTTTGTGATCTTAAAGGGGAGACAACTTGGAATTACCACAATTAGTTTGGCATTGGATTTATACTGGCACTTCACGCACCCAGGTCTGCAAGGTACGCTTACCACAGACACGGAGGAGAATAGAGATATGTTTAGATCTACCCTCGCTATGTACATGGAAGGCTTACCCAAAGAATATCGTATCCCACTCTTGGCTCACAATAGAAATCAGCTCTCCCTTAAAAACAGAAGTAGACTGTTCTACCAAGTTGCAGGTCTCCGAGCTAAAGGATCATTGGGTAGAGGAAAAGCGATCACTTACTTGCATGGAACAGAAACATCTTCATGGGGAGACGAAGAAGGTTTGGCTTCGTTACTAGCCTCGTTAGCTGAAACAAACAAGGATCGTCTATACATATTTGAAAGTACTGCCAGAGGCTTTAATATGTTTCACGATATGTATACGACTGCTAAAAAGGCTAGAACACAACGTGCCATATTTTGTGGTTGGTGGCGTAATGAACTTTATGCTGCAGACCCAGACTCGTCTGTTTACAAAGTCTATTGGGATGGAAAACTAACACCTGAAGAAAAAGAATGGACACGAGATATTAAAAAACTTTATGACGTAGAAATTAATTCTCGTCAAATGGCATGGTGGCGATGGAAAATGTTTGAAGGGATTAAAGACGATTCTTTAATGTATCAAGAGTTTCCTCCTACAGAAGATTATGCGTTTGTAATGACAGGAACAAGTTTCTTTTCTAACTCACGTTGTACCGATGCGTTTAAGAAAGCTAAATCTAAATCATACGATAGTTACCGTTACATATTTGGTGCAAACTTTCCAGACACCGAAGTGATTAAATCTACTGAACGTTTAGCTACTTTAAAGGTTTGGGAAGAACCTGTAGACACGGCTTACTATGTCATTGGTGCTGACCCTGCTTATGGTAGCTCTGATTGGGCGGATCGTTTCTGTATACAAATCTATAGAGTGTATGCCGATGGTTTAGATCAAGTAGCAAGTTTTGCAACAAGTGAAATGAATACATATCAATTCGCTTGGGTCATAGCCCACCTAGCGGGGGCTTATAAAAACTCAACGCTTAACTTGGAAGTCAATGGTCCGGGTCAAGCTGTCATTAATGAATTAAGAAATCTTAAACGTCAAGCAACTTCTTTAGGTGGTGCTATGGGTGCAGAGCTTATGAATGTGTACGGCTCAATGCAAAACTATATTTGGAGACGTAACGATACTTTAGGTGGTGTCTCTAATTCTATTGGTTGGTTAACGACCGCTGCCACTAAAGAACGTATGTTGACTTATATGAAAGATTACTTTGAACGT